GGCAGACCGGGCCAGTAGCTCACGAAGTCGCACCATTCACGCCCGCTCACCCAAAGCTGCCCCTGAATCTGCGCCATGTGCTCATGCGGAACCGCGTCGGATTCGAGCACATCAAGCTGCAAATGCGGCAGCTTCGTCTTGATTTCCAACAGGCCATAGGCACCGACCAGTGAATCAGGGCTGCAGCCAATCCGACCGCAGCGCAGGAATCCGACCTGCACCGGCTCAACGTCAGCGATCAGCGCGTAGGCATCGCGCGCCTCGCCTTCCATCGCCTTGCCGCGTTCCGTATGCCGGTTGCCTTCCCACTTGTCTGCGACCTGCCCGGTGATGATTTCACCGGCCAGCGTCAGCATGTATTTCCGGCGCGTCACGGATTCGCCGCCGCCGCGACCTTTTGCCAGCACGGTCGCAAACTCGCTGGCAGTCACCACGCCAGCGCGGGCCGCGAACCATTCATCCGTGCCTTGCTCACACTCAATAACCTGCAGTTGGTCAAGCATCGGACGCACCATGTTCAGGCTTGCGCTGACTCAACAGCGCGCGACACTTCTCGAACCACGATGCCGGTATGTCGCTCAGGCTTTCGACCTTCGCCCACTGCAAAAACTTGGCGCGGTCACGCCCATTGGCGTCGATCAGGTCTTGCAGTTGCGCCTGCTGTTCCTCGCTCAATTTCTCGACTTCGACAATCTTAGGAACTTCGCGCGACTCGCCTTCGATGATCCGCTGGGCTTCATCCTCGTCATAGATTCCGACAAAGCCGAACGCGATGCGAGCGCACTGAATCATGGCCTTGTGGCGCAACATGCGGCGCGGGTGCGACTTCCACGGGCCAACGCCATCGCGACGGCATTCGGCCATCCACTCGGTCACTTTGATCGGATGCGCGCGATCCTTGCGGTAGATCACGCATGTGCATGACTCGTCGTCCTGGGCGAAGTCCATGCCATCGAACTGCGGATTTGCGTTGATGATCCGCGCCCATCCGTCAACGCCGACAACAGGAACAATCCCGTTCTGCCGATCAGGAAACGCATAGATTTCCTTCGTCCACGGATTCAAGCCGTACTGTTGCGCGACGATCAGCAACGCGGTCATCTGTGCGTCGCTTACCTGCCCTTTGAACGCCGTCGATTTCAGTACGGACAGCAGTTCGCTGCCGTCAGTTCCGACGTTCAGTGTCGCGGCAAGTTTGCTGCTTAGTGCTACAAGCGCGCTCATGCAATTCTCCAAACGACTAGCAAAACGACGACGACCCACGTCGCCGCGAGAAAACCCCACGACTCGACCCAATCCAGCGACGGACGCGCGAGAAACCGCGTCCAAAAAGTACCGGCTGCCGATACCTTGGCCGGTGCAAGTTGGGGAGGATTGCCGCCTTCAACGAAGGGGGATTTCGTTGGGGCAACAAGCGTGATCGGCTCACGCGGTTCTTTGTTGTCCAGCGCGCGGGGGCGCTGGCTGATTGCTGCTTGCAGTTCAATCCCGCGCTGCGCCCTGTACGCGTAGTCGCGCCAGTTCAACGCGCGAATGTTCGCGCTTAGGCGGATGTAGTCGGACGCACGATCAATCGCGTCCGGCGCATCGCACGACTTTGTGTAGATCATGCGGCACCGCCTTGTGATTCTTCCAAATCCATCAGATCAGCGAGCGCGAAATGTGCCTCGATCAGGTCCGCGAACAGTTCGTACTGCGTCCGCTGGACAAAGTTTTCTGCGTGCGTTTTTGCCACTGCCGCGCGGAACTCCGAGATCGATCCGGAAAAACACCCTGTGTTTACTCGTATGCCGATTCCTGAATCGCGGTGAGCAGTGATGTAACGCTGCGACTCGCCGATTGACGGGCCAAGAACGATGTGATCGCGAGTTTTTGCGATTTTCGCCTTGCCGCAGACCACCGCCGAGCCGTAGACCCGCGCCCAGCCGCAGACCTGCGCCGAGCCGGAGACCCGCGCCGAGCCGTAGACCCGCGCCGAGCCGGAGACCCGCGCCGAGTCGCAGACCTGCGCCGAGCCGGAGACCAGCGCCCAGCCGTAGACCTGCGCCGAGTCGGAGACCTTTGCATTTGATCCAATGTAGGTGCTCATACACCACCCCGCGCATACTCAGCGCGCTGACACTCTCCGGCATCTTCCAGCCGGTCGTATTCGGCCTCAAGCATTTGGTCAAGCAGCCATGTCGCAAACAGTTCTCGCACACAGTACTCGCCAAGAACGGCAACAGCGCGCTCGCAGATGACCGAGGCAGGTATGACAGTCATATCGCCTTGACTGTCCTTGTATTTCTCGACCGCTTCCTCGCGCTTGTCGAGCATGTCGCACTCATGCTTGATCACGGCGATTCCTCAAGTTGTTCCAGGTTATGAGCGCAGGACACGCCAGCGCACCGAGTACGAACCCGCACACGAACGCGATCATTTGAAAACGTCCATGTTGCCGCCGAACGACGGCGGGACAGGAGCTGCAGCAGATGTATTGTTTAGCTGGGTTATCCGCTGCGGCGCCTTCATCCCACGGTGAAGACACTTTGCGCGTATTTCAGCGAGTGCCAATGATGGATTCGTTTGCTTGCTTTCGACGGTCAAACCGTCTGACGTGTACGTGTACATTTTGTTCTCCTGATCCGCCCCAAGCGGTGGAGACATATCACCACGTCTGCCGATATTTTGCAACCAAGGTTTGCAGCATTTGTCTTGATTGAAAATGCCTACTCGATAGAAAAAAACTATGGGACAAAACCTAGAAACCGTGGTTTCATCGTTGCACCAAAACAACGTGGATCGCAAACATGATGAAGGTCAAGGCACTGCTGAAAAAATCAGGCATGAATCGCGGGCAGCTCGCAAAGATCGCAGGGTGCAGCCGTGCAGCGGTGGCGAAGTGGGAAGTTGTGCCTCTTGGCCGCGTGCCTGCCGTTGCAAATGCGCTAGGCATCATGCCGGAGATTCTCCGCAGCGATGTGACCTGGAATCGCGACGCGGCGGGCGCGATAACAGGGTACACCGTGGCGGTCGAGAAATGAGCTACTCAGATTTCCTGGCGCGCAAGCGCCATACATCAGGAGACTTTGGCTTTGATCCGATGTGGATGCCCGCCTGTGCGTTCGACTTTCAGCGGCACATCATCGAAAAGGCTGTGCGGAAGGGCCGTATCGGTGTGTTTGCCGATACGGGTCTAGGCAAGACGTTGATGCAAGTCGCCATCGCTGAAAACGTGGTGCGAAAGACCAACGGACGCGTTCTCATCTTGACGCCGCTGGCCGTGGCCTTCCAGTTCATCGATGAGGCAGAACGTATCGGTGCAGGTGACATTGCGCACAGCAAGGACGGCAAACTGACACAGAAGATCACCGTTTGCAACTACGAACGGTTGCACCTGCTGAATCCAGACGACTTCGTGTGTGTGATGCTGGATGAATCAAGCATCCTGAAGAACTTTGCAGGAAAGACGCGGGACCATATCGTCGCTTTCATCAAGCGCGTTCCGTACCGATTCCTGTCCACCGCTACGCCTAGTCCGAACGACTTTATCGAGTTGGGCAACAGCTCCGAAGCCCTTGGATACATGGGCTACATGGACATGCTGACAAGGTTTTTTCGGTCGAACCAGAACAGCGTTGATAGCAACAACCGGAACATCGGCGAAAAGTTCTATCTTAAGCAGCACGCCGAGCGAGATTTCTTTGCCTGGGTGAATCAATGGTCGGTCATGGTCAAGCGACCTTCAGACCTTGGCTTCAGCGATGCTGGATATGAGTTGCCATCGCTGCACGTTCACAAGCACATTGTCAACAACGATGCCACATGGTGCATAGATGGTCAGCACTCGCTTTTCGCAATGCCAGCAAAATCGATGACGGAGGTACGCGAGGAACAAAAGCTGACCGTTAAAGAGCGGTGCGAAAAGGCCGTGCAACTGGCTTACGGGAAAACGTCAGTTTACTGGTGCAATCTCAACGAAGAAAGCTCGCTGCTTTCAGAACTTGACCGCGATGCAGTTGAAATTATCGGCGGCATGTCAATCGACCAGAAGGAAGAAATACTCGTTTCATTCGCTCGCGGAGAAGTAAAGCGGTTGGTTACAAAGGCAAAAATGACCAGCATGGGGCTTAACTGGCAGCACTGCAACCATACTGTATTTTTCCCGACTTGGAGTTACGAGCAGTATTACCAAGCCATACGCAGATTCTGGCGGTTTGGGCAGAAGCGCGAAGTGACTTGCGACATGGTTATCAGCGAAGGGCAGGAGCGCGTCATGGAGGCTCTTGAGCAAAAGACGCAAAAGGCAATCGAGCTTTACTCAAACCTAGTTGCAGCAGCAAACCAAGATTTCAGCGTTAAGACAAAAGACTTCACGCAAACCGTACAAGTACCGGAGTTTATGAAATGACAGCAAAAGACCAGAGCATCACCGCTGACTACGCCATCTATAACAGCGATTGCATGGA